GTTTTCCAGTCTGTGATATCTTCATTCTGTAAGGTGTTGATATCGTATTGCTGTCTCCAAGGTTGGCCAGAACCTATTTGCAGTGTATTTACTTCGATATGGTTAGAACTCATCTCATTCTCCTATAGTCACGCAAAGAAATTAACATTACCATGTGACCAGATAGTAATGTGCTAACACCTAAACAATTCTAGGTATCGTTAAATAATATATATGCAACTAAAAGGAAAGCACATGCATCTACCTGGAGTTACCCAGGTAGATGCACATTGAGCGTTAAACTTTTACTACGTCTACTTGCTGAACTAAGTAATCAGTAACGTATTGTACGGCACTATATAGCGCAGCTTCCATAGGGGTAATGTTATCAGACATCTTAAGAATCTCAGCCATTCCACTTAGTAAAACGTAAGCATTACTAAATCGAAAACGAATCTGAGCAATTAAGTCTAAAGCAATTTTATCTAAATCATCAATTTCTGATAACTGAAGTGAGTCTATATACTTATAACCCATCTCTTTAGTTTCTTTGTTAAAGTGTTGAGAGTTATTAGAAACTTCCTTTTCCTCATCAGTAAGTCCAACTAAAGACTGATCAAACTTATTACATAGAATCTGTTTAAAGATTTCTAGCTTATTGTTATTGATAGAAATCAAGTATAGACTTTTAGTAGAGTTCCACTTATTAAGATATACATCTTTCTTAGCAGTTAACTCACTAATAGTTACCGTGTTACGATTTTCACTTGAAATAAATCCAAAAAGTACTTCAATAGAACAACCAACTTCAGCTAACTTAGCAAAGTTTTCTTCATAGATGGTAATAGCAAGAGACTTATCATTAAAATAAGAGAAGGCAGCTTCAGAGTCAGAAGTCAGTAAACGACCACTCTTAATCTCCTTACGATACATGTCTAAAGCAACGGCTAACTTATTACCGAAGTAGTCACGGTTAGCAACTGCTTTGCTCTTTAGCTGAACGGAAGAAAGACCAAGGTTAAGATCAGCCTTATTAAGTAGATTACGATAAAACAGATAGTTTACTAATGAATAATCCATAAGGTTATTCACAGCTAAAGCATACTCCGGAACTTCATCAACGATATAGCTAAGAAGTTTATCCTTACCAATACCAGCACACCAACTATTAATCAAAGAGTCCTGCTCTTCATCACCAGTTAGGATATAGCTACAAAGATCAAATCCATCGTTACTTAACGTGTTCAAATTAACGGAATCAAAGAAATACTTAGCATTTGAATTTTTATAGTTACTGATTTCATTTTCGATGATATAAGAACTAAATACATCAGCAATCTTAAAGTAAGTAATACTAAAGAAGTCTTCCGCCTCTTTATACTTACACGAAGCAAGTCCTTCTGCAATACTTTCCTTAAGTAAGTTAATTTCCTTATTTACGACAGTACGTGCAAACCCTAAGTGGTTAGAGACAATACTAGCTAGATCAACTTGATAGTTATCCATTAAAGTATCGTGACTGGATGACGTATACGACTTAACGTTCTTACTAATCGTATCAGTACCAGCAGAAGCTTGTAATATAGTTGGTTCGATATACCCTCGTTTTTCAATCTTACTAAACATGTTGTTGCTAATAGCTACAACAAGTTCTTGCATAAGTGTAGATTGCTTAGGAACTAACTTAATTTCATTAGTTGCTGCAATCTCTGCTAAGTTAGTACCGATCGATACTGCTGCCGAAGTTAACATAGTTAATTCCTTATTTCAAGATTTTTTCTTTGATGCGATTAGCAACGAGATTTGATAGCACATTACGATTTAAAGACTGCTCACCAATACTATCAGCAATGTCCTTACCAGCAATCTTAATAATTACACTCGTAGCAAGTTCTATAATGTTGGAGAGAACGATAGAATTGTCTACAATTTTGTTAGTCTTAATGCAGTCTTCTTGTTCTTGAACGGTTAAAGTATTCATTACCTAATTTCCTTTATAGATTGTTAGTCATATAATTTTTAATAAGGATTAGTAACAAAAGTAACTAGAAAATAATTTATTTTTATTTTGTAAGAAATGGGATGATTACTTTAAGGATACCTACATGCTTGACATATTCTTTCGAGACAAGTCTCAGTATGATAACCAACTAAACCCAGTTCGTGGATATATCGATCAGTTATCTAAATACATTCAAGTATCTCGTGGAGTCTCTAAAGAAATAGCTGATCAGAAGGCTACGGAAGTTCTACGTAAAAACTTTAAAGATAAGTCAGTTCGGTATTTTGAACGACAAGAGAATGGGGATAGGGAAGTTAAAGACACTAGCTTACTAGCCTATATTACTAACAACATTAAAGAGAAAAACATACTTGCTCCTACATTTACTAGTTATGTAAATGCAGATAAAAAGAAGAGTATGTTATCTGAGTTTATCTTTCAAAACGTTCGCAGACGTTCCGTTGCTAAAAAAGCTGGACAAAAGGCTAAGGCAGAAGGTAACACAGAACTAGAGGAAGCTAAGAACAACGAACAGAATATGATGAAGATTTATAACAATTCTTTATCTGGGGCTTTTGCCCAAGCAGCTTGCGTTCTTCACAATCCTACGGCTCACTCAACCTTAACTAGTATTACTAGAACAATCACTAGTTTAAGTAATGCTAGTAATGAAAAGCTTATAGCTGGTAATAGATTCTATCCTAGAGGCAGTGATGTCATAAATAACATCATCTACATATCTACGTATGCTGATGTAACAGCTATTAAAGCTGTAATTGAAAAGTTTAATCTTCATATTCCCACAGTAGAAGAAACTGTTAAGGTTCTTAAGTATAGCTCTGACCTGTATTTTAATGATGAAAAATTCTATCAGACTAAGATTATTCCATATCTTCAAAAGCTTACTTCTTATCACTTAGCAGCAATCTGTTATATTGGTGACCTTTATCACATTCGTGTATTTAATGATAGTTTTATGCGTAATGTCATTGACGATATGATCAAGCAAGTTAATGTTCCTGATACGGATGAATCTGTCTGTAAAGATATACATTCTATCAATGAGAACATTCTAAACTTCGTACACCACATTTTCTATAGTCGTATTAAAGGTCAAGGTAAAGACTACAATAAAATGTTTAGTAGTAAGTCTGGATTAGTTTCGAGTATTTATCAGACTTCTCGACATGTAGAAACTGTTTTAAAGAAGTATAAGAGCTTCTTTAACTGTTTCTTTATGAGTGACATTCTTCCCGGTAACTCATTTAGATTAAAGTATATGCGTCGTAGGACGGTTGTACTTAGTGACACTGACTCAACTTGTTTTACACTAGATAATTGGATTAAGTGGTTATATAACGGTGAGTTTCATATAGATGATAAGTCTATAGCTACAACTGGTGTTGTAGCTTTTATAGCCGCACAAGCAATCATTAATCAATTAGCTATTCTATCACGCAATATGAATATCTCAGATGAACATCTAAACACTCTTGCTATGAAGAATGAGTACTTGTTCCAAGTGTTCTTTCCTATGGAAGTATCAAAACACTATTTTGCCGATACCGTAATTCAAGAGGGTAATGTTTTTAAAGAATCTGACCTTGAGAAAAAGGGTGTTCATATAAAGAACAGTGCCGTTCCTAAATCTATAATTGAAAAGGGTAATACCCTAATAAAATACATATTTAAGAGTATTGAAAATAACCAAAAGGTAAAATTCAATTATATATTATCAGAGGTAATAAATACAGAAAATGAGATTATTACTAGTGTAACTAAAGGTGAGCCTATTTACTTAAAGAAGTCTAAGATTAAAAATCCAGAGGCTTATGCTCTTGAAGGAATTAAATCACCTTATGCTAGACATTTGTTTTGGAAAGAAGTATTTAGTCCGAAGTATGGTGAGATTCCAACTCCTCCGTATGACGTAGTTAAGATCCCTACTACTATTACATCACGAGTACTAATGATAGAGTGGGTTAATTCTATTATGGATGTAGAACTACAAAGCCGATTAGTTAGATGGTTAGAGGAAAATAAAAAAGATAAGCTACCAACTATTTATTTAAATGACGTATATATTAGTAGTAGTGGTATACCAGATGAGATTATGAGGATTATTGATATTAAGAAGATTGTGCTAGACATTACTTTACAGTATAGAATGATCATTGAGGCTTTAGGGTTAATCCTATATAACGATATGTTAATTAAAGATCAGTTC